AAATGAATAGCATCACACTTTAATTTTTCTTTGAGTGGTTTTGAAACTAATTTGGAAACCGTCTCAATTTCAATACTATTCTGCTCACAATAAGACACAATAGCATCAATATAATTGACTTTAGAGATTTTTACAATTTGCTCAATATCTTGAGCAAATTTTTGAGGACATAAGAACTTATTACTCAATTCTTCTTTTATTTCGTCATTCATACTGGGTAGATTCAAATTTAAAAAACTTTCTAATGGATTAGGCATAAGACACCATAGCATAATATTTATTATAAGATAAATTAATCAATCTGTCAAACGTATTCTTGCATCTTATCATTAGTGAATTTTTTGATATACTTAATAACTAATTTCATATATTTCTCCAAATCTCTTTCTTCATAAACAACAAGTTCTCCATTTTCGCAAGCCATAATAATGACAAGTTTCTTTACTTGCTTTCCAGTTCTTTCAAAAAGAGCCATACCATAAAACATCGCCTGAACGAAATAGTTTTCAATCCACTCCCGAGGTTTTGGTTTTGCAGAAGTCTTATAGTCAATAATCGCAAGTTCTTCATCAAACTCTGCGATAGTATCGCAAGTACCAGCAACACCCAACACAGTGCTATACAGAGCAGTTTCTACTCCGTATATTTTATTCATTCTTTGAAGTGCTGGTTCAATTGTTTCAAACAATGTAGGAGCAGGTTCTGGAACTTCAGGAAGTTCTTGATTGGTAATATAATTCTCAACCAAACTATGTAAGTTTGTTCCTCTTGTAGTTGCTGCTTTTGTAATCGCATCTGCTTTTACATCACCTACTTTTCTTCTCCAATCAATAAAGATTTGACGATTGAAATGACTAGTTACAGAAGTAATAGAAACCATTTTTGTTGGTTTATCATTTCCATTGGGAATAGAATAATATCGTACTCCATCAATAGTTTCTCTATCCAGAGGAGACAAATTGAGTTCAACGTGCTCAAAGCGGGCAGTTGATTTCTCTACTTTTTTTTCTGGATAGAGTTCAAGATATTTTTCAATACAAGGATTAGTCATAAATTACATTCCCAAAGATTTTTTAGCAACTACAAATTCCTTAACTAGCGTTGATCTTACAATATCATCAACATCAAATTCAATTCTTTCAAATGAAGGCATAATATCAATAATTTTAATGAAATCTATGATTCCATTTCTTTCCGAAGTTTTAATTAAATCACTCTGTTCCACATCACCAGCGAACATAATTTTTGTATTCTCACCAACTCTTGAGATTATAGAAAAACATTCGTGAGCATTACAGTTTTGTGCTTCATCTACAATAATAATACAATTATCAAGTGTTATACCACGAATGAAAGAAGTACACCAAAATGAAATAGTATTTTGTGCTTTCAGATTACCATAAAGCATTTCAAAGTCGGCATCAGATGGCATTTGAAACATATATTTTACCATATTTTTATATGGAATTTCAAATAATGATTTTTTGTCATCTTCGCCACCAGGCATAAACCCAATTTCTCTTGTTTGAACTAATGAACGAACAATATAGATCTTTTCGTATGGTGAGGTTTCATCTAATACATCTTGAAGTGCTTTATACAAAAGCGAAAATGTTTTTCCTGATCCAGGAACTCCGTGTGCAAAGATATTTTTACCTTCACTATAAAAACCAAATAATTTTTTTTGATTTTCAGTAAGTGGTTCAATATCAATTAAAGAAGCCAGATTAATTGGCTTCTTTTTTTTCATTTGCCTAGAAGTCATACTGCTATCAACACCAAGATTTTGATTCTCTTGGGAACTTCTTCTTCTACGTGCCATTGTATTTTTAGTTTAAGATTTACTTGTGAGGACGAACATTACTGCCAGGGACTTTACTAACCTTGTGTAATACTTCATTCCAACCACCATCAGTTTTCATTTGAAAATCTCCAACTTGACTCACAGTAGAAGGACATCCTTTGGACCAGTCGGTTTCCCAGTCTGGATTGTTTTTTGTCCATTCATCGTGCTCGCTAATTGGCATAAAGAAATTTTGAGTTTCTTTCGTTTCTTTATGAATTTTATAATAAGTTGGCATAATTTACAATTATTTACAAAATTATTTATTCTAGTGTAATAGATGAAGCGTCTTCACATTCTGGGCAGTTTTCTCTGGTCCATCCAAGAGCAGAAGAGATGGTAGGGAACTGACAGGTAAAGATGCACCTGATTGCCTCAGCAACCTCCATGTGCTCGGCCTGGGTGCCATGGGCACTTCTAAGGTCTATGTAATGCATCCAACTACGAAGACTGCCGGACATATAGAGACGGGTCTGTGTCGCCTGTGGGAGCACGAAACGGGCACATTCCTTCGCAACACCTTTTTCAAGCATTTTATTGTAAAGTTTCAAAGAATAATCAAAGTGCTTACGAATTTCTTCTTGAAGACCAAGTTTTACATAATCCCCAAGATCGTCTGTGGAGTTCTGCCTATTCTTTGTATCTTGTCTTCTAAGATCAGGAATTGGAAGTTCTAGTTGAAGTTCTGTGCTATCTGCATATCTTTGACTAAATTGCTGAAAAGTAAAACTTCTATGACGAAGAATTTGTGTAGCAATTGCAAGTGATGTATTAATTTCAACAGTTAAAAATGCGTGTTCAAAGATACTCCAATGTTGATTCTTAATACAGTATTTAAGAAGTCCTTCAAAATTAGAATTCTCTTGATTTTTTGGATTTGATACACGAGCACAATAAGCAATATGCTTTTCTGCGTCAGGCGTTGCTGAGATAAGTTTAACAGTTGGTTTCATTTCTTTCCAAATCCTTTTGATGTTTGTGCTTCTAGTTTTGCTAGTTCTTCTTTTAACATTCTAAGTCGGGATTTCATTTCTTTTAATTTTTCAGGAGAATATAAATGATCCTGTTTAATCAATCTACCCATCAACTTAACTAATTTCTTTGCTTTCATTAATCAAAATCCTCAAAAACTTCATCGTAATCATCTGTATCTGGGGAACATTTTTGTGGTTCTCCTTTATCTAAAATTTCATTTTTTAATGATTCAACAAGTAATTCCATATTTCTAATAATAAGTTTTACTTTTTCTTTATTCATATTTTAGAATTTAACATCTACCATTATACACAAAAAAGGAGGAATCGTCAATTCCTCCCCCTTTAACTTATTTTTTCTTTTTTCCTTCTGGTTTTGTATAACCATAAACTTTTGGACTTACTTTACCACTTGTCCATTCAATTGAAAGTACATTTTTAGTTAAATCGTGATAATAATCAAATACTTCTACTTGAGAAGAAGCTTGAACAATATCATATGATTTAATGTCCTCAAGAATGTATCCTACCAAATAAGAATTAATTGGAAGACTTTTATTGTTAGATAAAGATTTTTCACATTTTTGGTGAATGATTTTCATAATATTTTTTAGTTATAATTAGGATCTACCGCCCCATTGAATATCTGGATATGCGGTAGATACGATTTCCTTCGTAATCTTATATTTTGTTTGTAGTTTTTTATCCTTACACAAGCAAAGAATTTCTGCTTCTAATGGATGAACACCTTCAAGAAGGTTGATAAAAATAGTTTCTCTACGAATACTATTCAAACTATCATTTCCACCCTTAATGAAATTATAAAATTTCTTATATTCTCTACGAATCGTAGAATGCTTTTCATCAATTGTTCCAAGGGAATTAGAACTTCCGCCATTCATTGTAGAGACAGCATCACCAATTCTTTCGGTGATTGTAGATGTTTTTAAAACATTATCACCAAAGAAAGGAACTTCACCTTCGGGTAGAAGTGAAACAATACTTTCATCAAAGTTCCAAATGAAAATTGCTTTCAAAGAAGGATCTTCATATTTTTTAAGAACTTCTACTTTTTTCTCATTTGTCCTTTGTTTAGATACAAGATTCAAAACTTCAAATACAAGTGGATTTGGAGGAAGATCCAAACTCACTTCTTTTGTTCTTGAAGTTGTTACCTTTTTCGTTGCAGATGTTACAGTCATATTTGTTTAAAAAATCAGTAATAATTTATAATACTATCTATCTATCAATCTTCGTCATCATCGTCATCATTGTCATCGTCATCTCCATCTTCAAAAAGACCTCTATAATCTTCTTGAAATTCTTCAATAAATCCAGATTCCAAACGAAGGGAAACTACTTCATCAGCAATTACATTACCGTCTTCATCAAAGAACTCTTGATGAAGAACTCCCATTCTAGAAGGAAGCATATTATCTAGATAAGACTTTAATCCCCAACCACCAACTACACCGACGCATAAAAATAAAAAACTAACTAAACAAAAAAGTGTGAGTTCTGGTGCGGTCATTTTATTACTCCGAGAAATTTACGTTTTTTTAATTATAGAAAGTTCAAAATTAAATCGTATTTCCCTTTTCAGAAAGGAAAAAACTCTACCAAAAATAAACTTTCTTTCTTTAAGTTCTTCTGGAATGCGTTTTTCCCTCCGACGAAGCATTAACTCAACGCCACGATTTATATCGTGTCTTTCAAACTTATTTATAGAATCCATCAAAGCATATTCTGTTCTTGTAAGAATTTAACTGTATCAGAGCATCCACCCAAATGAGCATTTTCATAAATGACTTGGGGGAAAGTAGATCCCTCTCCAAATTCAGCGTAAAATTCTTCTCTAGTAAAATTAGTTCCCAAGTCATAATAAACAACTGGTATTCCTCTTGTAGCAGAAACGTGACTTAAAACTGTTTTAATTTTATCACAATATGGGCATCCGTGCTTGGAATAAACTGTAAAACTCATAGTAGTATTATTAATAATGGTAAAAAAATAATTAAAAATGAAATTATGGTTCCCCCTAGAAAATCTAAGGGGCTAATACTGCCAGAAATCATATGCCTCTAGTTACAATAGTCATATTTGGCTTCTTAGATTCTAGTGCATCTATCATATATTCGCAAGCTTTTGCTGGTTGCGTATGATCGCCACAAGTAAAAATATCTACTGCCGCATATCCTTTATGGTGTTTTCTTTTTCCATTCAATACTTTTACTAAATGACTTACGCACAAATTATGTTCATTACAAAAATGTGATATGTTTTTAATAACATACACTTGCCCATCAGGAGACATTACAGCACTAAAATCTCTTTTTTTTATTTTAGTTTCAGGAAGTTTCCACCCTTTATGTGACTTCAATTTTCCAGAAATTACAGAAGATAAATGTCCTTGGGATAAATCATTCTCTCTACAAAATTTACTAATATTTTTGTTACTATAAATCTTTCCAGTTGGACTCATTATTGTAAATTCTTTCCAACAATTAGGATTACAATATTTTTCACCGCCCAAAGTTGAGTTGTATCCATATACAAAAGTAGAAAAGTGTTCTATCCAATATTTTTCTCTTTCATCCATTCTTTTCACATCAACTTCTTCAATTATTCCCCAAATAAAATTATTGATACCATATTTTTTTATTGCAGAATAAAACTTATTTCTTTTTTTAAATCTCACTGATGTATTTTTGTGCTTATTTTTTCTAATATTTAAAGTATTAACTGTTTGTCCAATGTATTTTTTGCCAGTAACAATACAATGAGCGCAATAAATTATCCCTTTAGACATTTTATTCATTGAGTTCGGCATTTATATTTATATTAAAAATGGAGGAGATTTATTTTTCTCCCCCAAAATGCCTTAGGTTTTGCCGAACTTTAAAGGCGTTATTATTTATCTATCAACATATTTAATATTATATGATTCTGGATTTAGTTTTTGGATAATCATATCAACGCCAATCTTTGGATTGCAATTTCCACAAGTAAAAATATCAACATAACAGTTACCTAATTCTGGATAAGTATGAATACTAATATGACTTTCTGATAATAAACAAAGTGCCGTAACTCCTTGAGGGTCAAACTTTTTATAAATTGTTTGAACTACCGTTGCACCACTCTCTACAGCCGCTCTTTCAAGTAATTCTATGAGATAATGGCAATTATCTAAAAGTATAAAAGAACAACCGTAAAGATTTAATAAGTAATGCTTGCCCAATTCCTAATACCAACAAAATACTTAATTTATTTATTCAGCAATCACATCAGGGAATTTCGTTTTTTTTTCATACTTGGTATTTAGTAATTAATATTTCTTCTTGGTTTATAAGCATAAACATTTGATGGTGCTTCTGGTTTCATCCATTCTTCAATCTTTTCATAATTTTCAATAGAAAAAAAGCACTGATTATAATACCATTCTTCCCAAGGAATATGACCTTTGGATTGATTACAGGAATGGCAACAGGCAACTACATTCGTTTTAATATCTAGACCACCCTTACATTGAGGTATAACGTGATCTAATGTAATGTTTTCTTCGGATTCGCAATAAGCACATTTATTATTCCAGGCATCCTTTATATTCTGTCTCCACAATCGTTTTGCTTCACTTTTAGATGATGTATGTAAATTAAACAAATAGTCCTTAGGCGAATGTAAGGGAACCATAAGTGCTTGCGACTTATGAGTATTTAGATGCCAAATCTTCCTCTAAGAGCATTAAAGTTTTGTGAGACTTCTGTTGCGGAGAGTTCTCTGTTGTATACTTTGCATACTGCTATGTTTCCATTCATAAAACGAATACCTTCTCCATCATATCCCAATCTTAATGCACCAAGAGTCGTTGATGCGTGTGCTAGTGTATTTGTTGCAGTCGTAATGCCAGAACTTTGACACAAATAGAATGTTGCCGTAGTAGAAGTTACAGTAAGAACGCACATACACCAGACACCATTAGGGGGAGTTAATCCAGAATTAAAACTATATGATCCGGCATCATCATTCCAATGATATCCAAGAGTGTTATTTGAAGCATTAAAATCCAATCCAGAAACATCAATATTAATGTTTCTGTTAAATAGGATCCCAGCATAATCAATTTGAGAACCATTTCTTTTTAACCAAACACTGAATGTTGCCTGAGTTACTGCATTTGATCCGGAAATATTAACATAAGTACTACTTGCTGCAGTAAAAACAATAGACCCACCATTTGCACTACTATAAGTAGGACCATTTGTGAGTGTTCCCGTATTACCATTACCACTCAAATCAGTCCAGGTGGTTCCAGAACCAACATAACTTAAAGTCCTACCAGCATCAAGAGCAAGAACTAATCCACTAGTCACTATACCATTTAGTGAATTAGAAGGGCTTAGATTTATCCAAGAATTAGTAGGTCCTGCAAAGACTCCCATTAGATTCCGTACCTCCCTCTGAGTGCATTAAAGTTTTGTGAGATTTCTGTTGCGGAGAGTGCTCTGTTGTATATTTGAACATTTGCAACTCTTCCAGCAAAAATTCTTTCTGCACCACCTAAACTAAAACCTTTTCCGATTGTAACATTATTCATAACACCAACAAATCCAGTGGGAGTTCCATAAGTAGTTCTAGTCAAACCAGTAGAACTACCATTCAAATATGTTGTAGATGCAGATCCATCATAAGTTATTGCAGTACAATACCAAGTATTTGCAGATAATCCACTGGATACAACATTATGAGAATAAAATGAACTATTATCCGCAGTAGCATTAGAATAATTCCATGCCAAATTCCCAGAACTATTGATTTCTAATCTTGGACCAAGATTTCCAGTTGATCCATTATAAGCATAATTACAATCAATAGGATTTTGATAATTGGCAATTGATGTTGGATAAAACCAAATAATAACTGTAAATAAAGCAAATGATCCAGATAAAGCACTGGAAGATGAATATTGAGTACTTCCATTAAAAACAAAAGACCCACCATCAGAACTATTATAAGTCGGTCCATTTGTCAATGTTCCAGTATTACTATTACCACTCAAATCAGTCCAAGTAGTTCCACTTCCAGGATAACTCTTGGTATTTCCAGCATCTAGTGCTAAGACTAGACCTGACATTACAATACTTGGACTATGTGCTAACATTATTGTTTTTTAGATATTTATATTCCATAACGACCACGAAGGGCATTAAAGTTTTGTGAGACTTCTGATGCTGTGAGTACTCTGTTGTAAATAAGCAAATTGCTTATATGAGAATTTGAGAATTCACTAGTTCCTCCAACAGAACCAATTGCAAATCCATTTGGTCCAGCACTACCACCAGTATTTGGACTAACAGTCAATTGTCCATTTACATACATTTCCCAACTATCACCAGAATAGTTTCCTGTTGCTGCATAAATTCTCCAATTTGTATCACCAGTCCCTGCTCCCACAGAAGAAACCCAACCCTCTGCATAGTAATTTTCAGTTGTTCCCCCCCAATGCCCCATTAACCAATTGTTAGTCAAAGCACTAAAAGTTCTTCCGCCAACTACAACATATCTTGCGGCACCCATAATAGTATAATTTGATGTTGATAAGTTAAGTGGAATATAGATGTAATCATTTACACCGTCAAGAGCAATTACACCACCATTCACACTACTATAAGTCGGTCCATTCGTCAATGTCCCATTCACTCCACCAGGAATTAAATTATACCAAGTAGTTCCAGACCCAGGATAACTCTTAGTATTTCCAGCATCAAAATAATTTGTAAGTCCATCTGTGACTATTCGTGGATTATAAGAAATGCCCATATCTTTGTGCTACTATTTTAACTGTTTCTTTTAATGTTATGTATATGTAATGAAACTCATCTTTATAAGTGATGTCAGAATCTCGTTTCATAAAGTGTGTAATGTTTTGTATGATGTTTCTTTTTGCAGGCATCTCTTCCCCAAATACGAATTAAGCTATCTATGTAAGAGCAGACTTTTTTCTTCCCTCCACAGTATGGACATCTTGCATCTGGAGGATCGGACAAGTACCCTTCAGGTGTATACATTTTCCTCTAATAATTCGTTGGTGTTTGATTAAAGTAACTATAATCAATTGGTTCCCAATTATCCATTAGAAATATCAAACATTCTGCCAGTCTATTATCATCATAAAATGGATCCAAAGGACTTCCAGTGACTTTATAATAAAGGTCAGGTCTGATTGGAAATAATTCCATTACAAATTGCTGACCTGCTCTAAGTGTTCTAAATTTACAATTAGAAACACAATGAAGATAATTAGTAAAATCCATTTCAATATTTTTCTAAACAATATACTCCATTCTTTTCTACAATCGCAGAACATTGGTCACACCAATCACCACAGCACATATACACCACCTTACCAAACTGACGAATGTTTCCTGAATGAATATGTCCACAGATAATTCCGGCATACTTCTTATCTTGCTGAATACAATATCCAATAATATCATTCTCATACTTATCAATATACTCTTTACCTCTTACAGTATTCTTTAAGTAATGAACCAAAGAAAATCTAAAAAATCTATTTAACCAGATACTTAAAGGTGTGACGAACTCATATCCCCAATTGAAGATAAGTTGCTTCCAAGAACCAGAAGAATATTCAGAATACTTATCTCCATGAACACATAAAAACTTATTCCCTTTGGAATCCTTATGAACATATTCATTACAAATCAAAAGATTCTTGTGCTCAAAATCACAATATCTTCTTAGCATTGCTTCGTGATTTCCGAGAATATAGACAACTTCTGTGCCTTTTTTGCATAGGTTCAAAATTGCGTGAACACATTCGGTATGTTCCTTCTTCCATCTTGTATGATACTTTTCCATACAATGAATGTCTAGAATATCCCCAACCATTACAAGTTTTTTAGTTTTCAGTTCTTTCAGAAACTTCAAGAACTTTTCAGTATTACATCTATCTGTACCCAAATGTACATCAGAAATGAAGACCGTATCGTAAGTCATAATGATTCAATCTGATTTGCAAGATCTGCCATATCATTCTTATCTAATACAATCAAATTATCCTGTGCATTATAATTAATGACATTTTCTGATACAATACGCAAAATAGATGCGACTAATTTATTCTCAGTATCTGCTCCTTGATTTCTAGATTCCCAAATAGAATCCATCATTTTTTGTGCTCTTTCGGTCATTTTGATTTCTTATACTCCTTATCTATTTAAGGTTTAAAAGGTTCTTGCTGCCTATCTGGTAATTTGATTTGTGGCAATTGATTAAGTTTTTCAATCATCCACTCATTTTGATGGTCTTGATAAGGTTTGGTATCAATGGAAATTTCATTAGTTGGAAGTGCCTTTGGCATTTCTACATCAATCACCTGCCCCATCAGAAACTTATTTTTTACAACTTGACGAGTTTGTGGGTCCATATGCATCAACATTTTTGCGTCTGAAAACTCACCACAATCTGCAATTTTTCTTCCAGTTCTTTTTTCAACAACTGAAAAATAATCTTCGGTATTATACTTGTTCATTTTTTGGTTTCTCTCTCAATTTAAGTTTCTTATGAATTTGATTGTACTTGGTTGGTGTATATAGATTATACCACGTATCTCTGATAATTTCTGCAAGTTTGTATGGAGTCTCTGACGAAATCATAGTAAAGACATTATGAAGAGGAACACTCCGAAGAGTTCAAAGAATAGGAGAATGTGTAGGAAGTTCATTGGTGTTTTTTAACATATTTAATCATATTCTTGATAAGTTCTACATCTTCATTTACATATCCAATTGTTCTGTTGCAAACATTACAAAGCAAACCTCTTACTTCACCTGTCTTATGATTATGATCTACAAAAAATACTTCAATTTCACCACCTCTTCCAGATTTTCTTCCTTTAGGTTCATCAGTTCCACAAATAGCACACTTATGTCCTTGTTTTTCTAACAATATGTTATATTCATTCAATCCAAAGTTTTTTCCATACCTATATTTTAGATTTTCATCCCTCTGTTTAATTGGATCATAATTCTTCTGTTGTTTTTTAATATAACAAGATTTACATTTTCCATGATAACCATAAGGCTCTCTATTTCTTACAGTTTGATAAAACTCTGTAAGTGGTTTTGCTTCGTTGCAGATTTTGCAGGTTCTCATAATTCTTTTAGTTGATTGAAGTTATTATAACATAACTTCAACTATTTAGCAAATAAAAAAGGAACTCATAAGAGTTCCTCCTTATTATATCAACCGATAGAGGGTGCAATGAGAGCAACAGGAGTTGCTTCAGCAGCAGCAAGGTCTAAAGGAAAATTATGTGCGTTTCTCTCATGCATAACTTCCATACCAAGTCCACCACGATTAAGAATGTCTGCCCAAGTAGGGATTACACGTTCTTGATTATCTTTGATGGAACCATTGTAGTTAAATCCGTTCAAATTAAAAGCCATCGTGGAAACCCCAAGAGCAGCAAACCAAATACCAATTACGGGCCAGGCAGCAAGGAAGAAGTGCAGGCTGCGGCTGTTGTTGAAGGAGGCGTATTGGAAGATCAGGCGACCGAAGTAACCGTGGGCAGCCACGATGTTGTAGGTCTCTTCCTCTTGGCCGAATTTATATCCGTAGTTCTGGGACTCAGACTCGGTGGTTTCACGAACAAGGCTACTAGTAACTAGCGAGCCGTGCATCGCTGAGAACAACGAACCACCGAAGACACCTGCGACGCCCATCATATGAAATGGGTGCATCAGGATGTTATGTTCTGCTTGGAAAACCAACCTATTAAGCAGAACGAGAACCTATGTTTCCATAGGGATTGGACTATATCATCAACCTTTTGTTTTAGACCATCTTATTTGTGCCGCTTTAACTTGCTGCTCTCGTCTTGTTTCAGAAAGAACTTTTCGTCTTTCTTTAATAGTTTCAAGGCATTCAGTTATTCTTTCACTTCTTCTACTACCCATATGAGGAAGTATTTGTAAAAGAACTTTTTCTACATCATCTTTTCTACTTAAACTAATAGAGTAAATAGTTTTTCTTTCAGTAGTTTTTGCTTTACAGTTAATAGGAACATTTAGAAGTTTTGATGCCTTTTCAACAACATCCTTATCAGTCATTGATAGTCTAATAAGAACCTGTGTTGGATTATTAGGTCTTGGTTTAGTTATTTGAAAATAACCTTCACCCTCTAAAAGTCCCGCTAACCAAGCGGCGTCAATATCAGTCATTTGTTTATCCTCATTTCTTATATTATTTATACAACTTATGTGTTGTATATGGAAAGGGTGGATAACCATTATATCATAAAAGGTTGTCGGGCGCTAGTGTCGTATTACATCTCACGCTTGAGAAACCGACTAGTCTCTGAACCTTACACAGAAGTATCGTCTGTGTCTTGGATGCTGATTGCCGTATCCATAAAGGACTTAGGTTTCCAGCAGTTCACCCGATTTATACTACACATTGGTTTAGTTTATGTAGTTGAAGGTGCCGGAAATAGAAAGAGGCATTCCATCACTAAAACTTCCTTGACCAAAAGGATAAATCAAGAAAACAGCAGTTGCAGCAGCAACAGGTGCAGAGTAAGCAACCATAATCCAAGGACGCATACCTAGACGATAGGAGAGTTCCCATTCACGACCCATATAGCAGAAGACACCAATGAGGAAGTGAAATACAACAAGTTGGTAAGGACCACCGTTATACAACCATTCATCAAGACTTGCTGCTTCCCAGATAGGATAGAAGTGAAGTCCAATGGCATTAGAAGAAGGAACAACAGCACCAGAGATGATGTTGTTTCCGTACATTAGAGAACCAGCAACTGGTTCACGAATGCCGTCAATGTCCACAGGAGGAGCACCGACAAATGCGATGATGAAACAAATCGTTGCAGCGAGTAATGTTGGAATCATCAAAGTTCCAAAATTTCCAATGTATATACGATTATTAGTACTTGTTACCCAGTTAAGGTAACGTTCCCAGACATTATCATTAGAGCGTGTAGCAATTGTAGCAGTCATTTTTCGTTAAAGGGTAAATAAGAATTCAGAGGGGATCTGAAAGGTTACAGTTATTCCCACACCACCCTCCGGTGTGGGTATGAGAGACACTTTACTTCTGATGGTCTCGGTTGCAGAAGGTTACGAAACATAAAGATTTGTCTTCGTTTCCTGACTTATTTATCATAGCATGGACCCTGGGCCCTGTCAAGGGGTTTCTTTGGATTTCTTTACTATTGATTTTACCTTTTCCAGTTTCTTCACTCTTTGCATAACTTCAGCACTTTTAGGGTCCATCCTATTATACATTGCATCTCTCTTTCCGTATTCTGGATGCCAACCATTTACCATTTCTGGCGGTGAATTATTTGGATAACCACTTGAAGATGGTTTGTCATCATACTCAAAATTATAACCAAGTTTCTTCAATGATTTTCTGTATAGATTATCAGTATGATTTTCTTCTTTTGGTTCTTCCACAATATGACCAAATTGTTTTTCTAACAATTCATTCAATTCAGATTGAAGAATATTAGTTTTTTTGTTGGTTTCAGGATCTTCAACAATCAATATTTTATCACCACGAATTTCTTCTTTATGAACTACTTTTCCTTTTACTTTGTCAGTATTGACGTTGAAATTATTATAAGCAATATCCTTTCCTTTTTGATGATTTCTTTCGGTCATCCATTCCCAAAAATGATCTCCAGTTCCAACTCTATCTAATACTTCATTCATTCTTCCTTGAGACAATCTTACATTCTGTTGATATTCTTTTCTTCCCCAAATGTTTTCTTCTCTTTGTTTGAAAGGTTGTTCAATTTTAGGATCTTTCATCATAGAAGATCCAATTACTCTAGGTCTTCTGGTTATTTTGACTTTCTTTTGTTCTGGAAGTACATAAGGTTTTTTGACTTCTTTAAGAATTTGAAGTCTTCTTGAATATTCAGTAGATTGTTTAAGATTTGTTTTGGTGGATGATGGTGGAGGTAAAGTTGCAGTAATATAAATTGGTCTTAGACTTACATCATTTACATAATATCTAGGATCTCCTGTTTCCTGAGAACTCCATTGAATATCATTTTTTCTTTGTGCTGGCGTAAGAGTATTCATTCTATGCTGTCCTGCCAATATTAATAATTCCTTTACACCAGGGACATTTCCACCAGCAACATCAGTAGGACCATCAAATTGGTAAGTATCAGTTACTGTAATACTATTATCTGGATTTCTTACTATTTTACTTCCATTTGCACTTAAATTATAAAAAGTTTGATAAGCACTCTGACCCATTGACGATTTACTAACTTCACTTCCTGAAGTAGAAGTGGTGATTAATTTATTTAATTTGCTATAATCACTCTGAGTCATTTTGGATGGATCATCAATATTCAATTTATTCAATGCATCATTAATAGCATTTGAATATTGTTGAGCATCTTGTTGTGTAAATGGAACGTGAAAAGGTTTATCGGGAGTAGGATCAATTAAACCAAATTGAGCCGAAACATAAGACAAGTATGTTGCAGCAGGAGACCCGGCAGATTTCAAATAGGAATTTATCTTATCTTCCAAACCTTTCATAATATTTCCGGCAGTCTTAGTAACTTGACCAATTGCATTGAAAAGACTATTGATTAACCCACCTTTCTGCTGTTCTTTTGGAAGTGCAGAACCAGGAGGTAAATTTTTATCAAATGGTCCTACTATTGGAGGAACTCTAGTATTAGTAACTTTTCTAGTTCCCTGTACTGTCATTGGTTGTGCATTTAGATTCAACAAATTGGTAATACCTACAATCCAATCGGACATTGGATCACTAGCATTATAGATGTTCAACCAACGAAGTTGTAATTCTCCGTTAACTTTTACCTCAACATAACCAGCATCATTCCCCGTAAGACGATTGATTTGAACACTACTTGCAGGAAATCCATCATTGCCACCAAAAAGATATTGATTGAAATTGTTTTGCTGTCCTCTTTGAACTAAGTAATCAGAATATTGCTGAGGATAGTTTGTATCATAATAAAAAACATTAAAATTTTGTGGTGATCCCCCAATAGCAGTCCAATATAATCCTCCAGGAGGAATGGGTGGTGAAAATTGTTTGCTGTTTGGAATTTGATATGATTCCTTTGGAAGATTTAAAATTTGCGCTTTAACTCTTCCAAAGTTATCAAAAGTTTGTAATAAATTGTTTTGAGTTCTAGAAAGACCAGTATAAAATACTGGATAATCTGCTACTTTATTTGATGAATAATGAGATTTATACCAAGAGACTTGTTCAGCAGTAAGTTGCCCATAACTGGTAAATCCACTAGAACCATCCCAAGCATCTAAAGTTCCAGCAACTCTTCCCAGATTGACCATATGTCTATCAGATTCACGGACATATCCAATCTGGGTAGAATTTGTATCAGAATCATAAATGGAAACCATCGGACCTAGAAAATAACTAGCATCTCCTGGAGGATCTTGCATTAAAGAAATTCCATAATCAAAAATACCACTAGTATCTCTACCATATTGACCATCTAATGTTAAATCAACTGGTACTTCAGGATCACTAATATCAGTTCTAATATATTCCGGTTCTACTACATAAATCCCCGTAGTATTATTGGCTATAATTTCAGAAAGCATATTGGTTTGTTGCAATTTAGAATTTAAAAACTGCAACTTTTCATCAATATGCTTGGATGATTTAGAATACTTTTTTATCTTATCAAATTTCATCCAACAATATTCTCTACATTATAGAATATTTATTCCATTCCAATACAAATGCTACTTATAAGTTGCCGCCCGTAACACTAAGACGACAAACATAATCAAAAAATAAGATTCAAGAATGTGGTAAATCATTCAAATAAAAAAATCCTCACTCATATTTAGAGTGAGGATAAGTATGATTACTTATTTGAGTGAGTGTTTCAGAACACTCCAGGAATGATTTGCCCAGTCAGTACATAAGCACCAATAGCAGCAATAAATCCAATCATCGCAGTTCTTCCGTTTAATTTTTCGGCACGTTCTGCATAAGTTTCCAATTCATTCTGTTGCATGTCTTCCTCCGTAATGTACATTTTAGGTTCTTTGGCAAACATGTTTTGCTGTCCGTGTTCATTAGTTGTCACTGTCATGTTAAGTTCTGTGAAGTTTTACTTGACAATCATACCACACAAAGAATGGATGGTCAAGCACTCCTTTTATAATTCAGAAATCATAAGATTGTGAATATATTTTTATTGCTGTTCTAATGCAAGAGGAAGCCTTCCAATAAAAGGATCATAATCAAATATTTCATCCCAATTTTCAATTAAACTTGCTTGATTGGACCAAAAATGACGTAATCCATCTCTACTTGGAACATGAAAAGTATCAATATGATCTTTATCCCATATCATAGAAGTAGTATTTTCCGAAGAATACAAAAAAAGAGGAATTGCAAAAGAATTTCCAGACTCATAGATTAAATGCTCAGAATTACATCTTGGTTTAGCTTTGTAATCAAGTTTATATTTACCATCTCTACAGCACAAATCTATCAATTTTTTCGCATGATGTCGAGTAATTAGATAGCAAGCCGTAGAAAAATCATTAGCAAATCTTTTATGCATCTTTATATGTAAAGTGCCTGGATTTATAACTGCCAATTGAACAAGATCATAATCAAAAGGAATTTTGGAGTAAAAATCTCTCCAGGAAAAAGGCCAATATTTCACCACTGACAGATCACAATCATCTTCCATAATAATTGCACAATTAGTATCAGAATTATTATACCAATATTCAATTGCTTTAAGATGAGATGTGCAGCAACCTACATCAGTAGGACCCATGTTATCTGGATATCTGCCTTTTAAAATACCACCAAGATCATCATCTCCAGTTCCATCATAACCAGAAATTCTTGTGTAATTTTCAATTTCCCAATATTTGAATTGCTCCTCCATATACTCTTTACGATCTTCACTACGATCTAGATTAGTATAATAAATTGGAGGAATGCCTTTAAGTTTATATGCTGATTTATTTTTATCCATTATTTTTTAATAAAGACATCGTTATAAAAACTTTCGGGGACTTTATCCCAAAAAGTGGGAGTTACGACTTCTGCTTTACATCCGCCAAACCACCATGCTGCTTCGCTAAAAGTACTTCCGAAAGAACAAACTATCTTTTTCTTACACTGTGACAAAAGATACATTTCAAGAAATGCCTCTTTTGTTTGTTGAACGTCATCAAAATGACCATCATTCATAATGCTACTTACCGATCTGGGTAAAGTAATAATTTGTTCCGAGTATTTATTCTTATAATAATTGTTGATCTCAACATTATCAGATGAAAAGAAAAACTTTTGATTTGAATCTAATTTTTCAACTTCTCTTTCAAATCCTGCGAAATCTACCCAAACACTTCTACTACCATCATCAACTGGTGGCAACCAACTTCTAATGTTAATTCCGATCATATTATCTTTATCCCAATCTTTTGTAATATCATCGACAATCTCTTGAAGATCTGGTTTTAATTTTAATTGTCGAAAAATAGGGACATACTTATCAATAAAGTATTGTGGTATTTTTTCATATCTAAAATCTATGGATTTCAAATCATCAATATAATGTTCTTCATCTTCATCAACAAGAAGTCTCCAAACAGATCCTGTGTATGGATATTTTTGAATATCTTCCAATGTTGCAAGTTCAAAGTTTTCAAACAAATGAATATCAGTTGGTTTCTCAATCAAAATTTTATCATATCTTGCCATATGTGAAACATAAGACTTAATACGATTTCCTAATGCTGCTGTTCGTAAAACTACAAAGGTACTCATTTGTTTTCTTCAATCCATTGTTCTATTTTAATTTTTGGTTCCCATTCAAAAGTTTTTCTTACTTTATCAATATTAGCAAGTGTTGTTCGTGCTTCACCCTCTCTTGGTGAAATATGAATATAATTATCCGAAATCATTTTGGCGATTTCTAAAATTGAAATATTTTCTCCACTGCCAATATTATAAACTTCGCCATAACAAGAATCTTCAAGATTTGCAAACATTGCCATAACATTTGCATTAACAACGTCTTGAACGTTTACAAAATCCCGTCGTTGAAGACCATCACCAACGACAGTCAAAGATTCATTATTTCCCTTTTGTTTCTTAAAAATTCCAATGACTGGCGCATATTGTCCTGTAGTGGGGGAACGATCACCATAAACATTAAAATATCTAAAAATAACTGTCTTCAATCCATACAATTTTGCATAAAGCTTACAAAGTTCTTCACCAGAAACTTTTGAAACCGAATATGGATTCAAACAATCATTAGGATCAGTTTCATAATTTGGAAACTTATTCAGACCATAAGCAGAAGATGTAGATGAATACATCACCTTTTTAACTCCTGCCTCCCTAGCACACTGAAGAACAGTACAAGTTCCTACAGCATTTTTCATCACTGCATTTATTGGATTTAAAATAGCAGGTTGAAGTCTTGATTCGGCGGCAAGATGAAAGACATAATCCACACCTTCATACAAATCCCTAGTGAATTCATAATCACAAATATCTAACTTGTGATTTTCTGCTTCATCATTCCAATAAAACTTTTCATTGCACTCAGCACTTTCGTTGTCAATTACGACAACTTCATGTTCAAGATCAATCAATCGATCCACTAAATTAGATCCAATAAATCCAGCACCGCCAGTTACTAAACTTTTAGTCATAATTTTTAATTTGTTCTTTTTTTGCTTTTACCGATTCATAAATTTGTGTCTTCAATCTAGTTGAAGAATACTCATGTGATTCTCTATCTAACCATACAATATCAATTGGAATTTCTGGTCCTGTATAAGGTCTTGTCTTATAATCTGTACCTAAGAATCTAACATTATATTCGCCACTTTTTAGATAACTAAGATATTCTTCTTCTACTTTGTAAGTAACTACATTATCAACATATCTAATACTTTGAAGTATTTCTTTTCTTTCTTCTACTGTTTGAACTGGTTTTAGTTTAATTGATCTTTCTAGGGAAGGATCTTCATGAAGTGCTACAGTCAAATAATTGCAATAAAGTTTAGCATCTTTAAACATACGAATGTATCCAGGATGAATTACATCAAATGCACTAGCGATAATACCTTTCACCTGTGGAATTTGTTTTTTCCAATCTTCAATATTGACTGCCTTATCATCAATAAAAAGATGGGCATGGGGTTTAACATGCATGATTAATTCATGATACTTTACACCCCATTCCCTCAATTGTTTTTTAGTAATATTGGTATGATCAATCTGACTTACGCATCCCCGTGCAGTCATAATTTTAATCTTATGCCCAGAATCATAAAGACGATTAATTTCATTTACAACCTGAATATCAGGAACTGCAAGTTCGTACTGACTTTTTTCAACAGAACTACAAATAGTTCCATCAAGATCAAAACAGTAAATCATACTACCCCATGAAGAAAGATCTGATGAACACATTCAACAATACCATAATCTTTACTGTTAATATGATAATCCCAAAGTGCATTATTTGCAATACTTCTTGCCTTATTTGTAGGATTAAATCCTGTTAAAACTCCATAAGGAATAGAATTGTTTTCACAATATTTAATACAATTTACAATGTTTTGCGATTCACCACCAGAACTAATCAAAATACAAAGAGTATCTGCTTTAGCATAATATTGAAGAAACCGACAATACGCATTTTTCATTCCAAAATCATTAATGAAGCAAGTCAACATTGATGGATCAGAAAACACCATCGAGTTCTTATTGTGAAACTTCACATAATCTTGTGAAATATGTGAAGCAACAGCATTGCTTCCGCCATTACCAAGAATAATAATATTGTTATATTTGTTGAAAGCATCTTTGAATTTCAAAAATTCTTTTTCCATGTTAGCACATTGAAGTGCTTCTACATATTCAGCAAAGGGATTCATAGTTTTTTCTTAAGACAGAAGAAGATGCTGTTTCCATAAGTAGTATGCATTCTAAACATTGCATCACCAAAAAGATACCCGAAGAAAAGACCTTGAGGGCGAGCAGCAACACCTTGAGGAATTCCAGGATGATGAGGATATTGAATTCCTACTGGAGTTGGAGGCCAAGAAGGATCATAAGCAAGTTCAAATCCATAATCAAACAAAAGGTTAATCCACTTTACAGTATTAAAAACCGATTGATGCCTACGTAGATATTTTCCATCTACCCAACCTACATCATCAGAAACAACAGAGACTGAGCAGCAAAAAACACCATCATCCTTAAGATGATTACGAATTTGTTTAAAAAATGTAGAAAGATCTTCCTCAGCAATATGTTCTACTACTTCCCAAGAAGTAATAAAGTCAAACTGCATTTCTTTATCATCTTCATACAGTTGATAAGGTTTAGATAAATCTACCGTAAAAAGATTTTTATCCCCATATTGATCCCAATTATGTTTACCAGCGCCACGTTCTCTGGCATGGGTAGAACCTTCAAGACCTACTCCAATATCTCCCCTTCCAATAAAATCAGCAATCAATTGCCCACCAGCACATCCAAGATCAAGAACTCTGATTTGTTTGTTATCAAAATACTCCTTAACTGCATTAATATAGTCAATGTCAGTTGTATTATCATCAACTGTACCAACTGGCGAAATATGATCTGGGGAATCAATAGCCGCTGGAAATTTTGTATCAAGTCTAATTGTTGTCATAGTTTTCTACCTTTTACTCCGTCCGAAGATACATTAATTTTAACCGATGAATAAGGAATTGTCAATTTGCCTTTTTCAGAAAAAGTCAAAAAGAATCCTCCATTACCTGCTCCACAAAGTTTATGCGAAATAACAAGTGGATTATTTAGTAAATACCCATCTATTTCTTTTATAGTTTGATTTTCATTAATTGAAGAACTTGTTTGCTTTTTCTGTTCCCAACTTTTATTCAAATAGAATAAAAATTCATCATAATTTTTCTGAAGTAAGCAATCATATGCGACTTCTAAAGTATCAAGAAGTGGTGTTATTTTATCAATATTATCGGTCACATCTTTTAAAACATTTTTTGAATTTCTAGTAACACCAGTAAAAACTAAGTGTGCATCATAATTTTCAAAAAGTTCAGTTGACTGAAAATCATATTTTACAATCCCACCTCGTTGAAATTCAATTCTTTTAAAACCACCAATACCACATCCATAAGGATCTTGATATCCACAGTAAGGATTAAACTCCCGTTCTAATTGATATGCTAAAGAACATATTTCAATGTCAGTTATATTAATTCCTTTAAACATTGAAATGCCTTTAATCAAATTAATAATATATGAAGAAGATGAAGCAAGTCCACTTCCCTGAGAATATGCATCACTTGTCATGCTAATAGTAAGGGGAAGGCAATCAAAATGACTTAGAACTCCACGAACTACTTCATTTTGGATTTCTTCAATAAATTCAGTTTCTTCTCTCTTAGAATAATTGATGATATACTTGTTGCCTTGCATGTTATATCCGACCTTATCTTCATGTAAGGTGATATAAGTTTTCAAATCGCAAGTAAAGCTAATCACAGCACCATATCCATACTTTTCAACAAAATATGGATTGTCTGTAGATCCACCAAATAAAGAAACCCTAAGCGGGCAAGAAGAAACATACATTTTTAAATTCTCATCCAATTATCGGGCATTAAATCATCTAGATTTTTATCAGCATATGCAGGACCAAACCACATTTTTGGTCCAATTACTTTTTTGTTTTCATTTTTGATTAACCAGGCACCCCACCAAGATAAACTAGAATTAGCAATAATTGCATGGGAACACAAAGACATTAAGCAAAGATCCACATAAGGAAGATAAGATCCATCTCCATATTTGTCCTGTGGTTCTGAAAGCAAAAATCTATCATCATCAAAAAATTCTTGCTCTTTGCACCATTCTGGTGAATCAGAAAAAATAATTACAGGTTGTTGATCATCAAAATTTTTTAATGCTTCCTTATAATATTCAACTGGTTGCGTAGGGTGTTGATCTGAACATTGTGTATAAGACCATTTGAATCCGCGTGGATCTGTAAGATTTGCATCACCACGACGCACATGGAGCATGATAGGTTCTTGTCCGTCATATTGCTTCATCATTTCAGCACATGGTTCAAGATATTCATCCAAAAAAGTGAAGTCTTTACGAATAATATCTGAAACATTTTGGAAGTACTTTTCAGACTGAAAAAATCCATGAAGACTTACATTATCTGGACATTGTTCAAATAATTCTTCATCAAAATGAAAAAATCTTTCCCCAACATATTGAATGTTCTCGATATATTGAAGGTTTTCTTCTTGAACTGATTCTAACTTGAAACACTCACCAAGACTATAGTTTTCAATTCCTTTTCTATAAAATGGAGGAATACACCAATCATAATTATGTCTTGCAGCAATCCCGCGAAGTGCCGCATATTCAAACATTTGATTACCAAGTCTTCCTAGATTTCCAATCTGATTAAATGCTAACATATTTTTTTAAGTAAGATTGCGATGAATAATAATTGATTAATTGTTGTTTATCCAACTGTTGAATTGATTCCCACAACTCAAGATTTTCTTTCATGTAAGGATTTCCATGATATGAATTGGGCCAAGAATTTCTTCCTCTACTGTGCTCTAAATGATAGATAAAATCCTCTATTCTATTTACCTTATATCCAAGGGTAGTAAATCTAAAATATCTTTCTTTATCTTCTGGTGATGAACCTCTAAAGTTTTCATTTTCCATACCACCATCAATATACACTTGGCGATTGAAAAATTGAATCCACCCAAAATCAGAAGTCCATATATTTGATTTCTTTTCTAAAATAGAAAAATCAAAATCATTATTCAAAAATTCACTGACTAGTTCATCATCTGCATGAATTTGCTTTTGATAGTGACCAGACCCAAATGGATATACCACATCAGATTCTTTGTTTAAAATAGATTCATATGCAGTTAAGTATGAATTTACTGGAAGAAGAACATCACAATCATAATTGATCACCACATCTGTTTTAGACATCGCAAGCATTTCATTTAAAATATGCATACGATAAAAAACAGGATCATCAGATTTCTCAAAAATATGAGTAAGATTAAAGTCTTCATCAAGAAATTCTTTCAATTGCGGAAGAACTTGATCTTCAAATACTGATGTTTTATCTACTTCTTTTACAATAACATTGGTCTTAAAATTACCAAACAAAAAACATAAAACGGTAATAATATTTCTCATTCTATCTTCAGATTCAATCCGAAGTGGCATGATAAAAGTAGCATTAGAAAGATCAACCATTTGGATATTCCCAGTTTTCAAAAAAGTCTTTATGTTTCTCTTGAAGATATTCTAACTCATTTTTTATGAATTGCCAAGAGCATCCATCACCTTCTACCACAATATCAAAGTTAAGTTTAGATGTTGTACTAGAATTATGCTGTCTACTTGTTGTCAAAACATTTTCGATAATTAATGGCATACCATGTTTCATACGAAGTCGGTGATACCATTCATGGTCCATACTTGTTTCCACTTTTGTGTCGAAATATTCAATATTTTGGTTTCTAATCGTCACATTCGTCGGACACCCAAGTAAATTATTTCCAACCAAAAGATGATCTGGATACTTTGGAACTCTCGAATCAAAGAAATTTACTGCATCATAAGTATGATTAAATCCATTCACCAACCAATACTTATCACTATTATCCAATGTATTAACTATGATTTCTAATGCATGATTAGAAAAAAGAAAATCATCGCAATGTAAGATTTTAATATATTCACCTTCACATAAATCCATTACAGTATTGGAATTGGCAGACATTCCAACATTTTCCAAATCTTTTTTGTAAGTTATGGAAAATTTATCTTGATACTGTTCACATAGTTGTTCTACCAATTCATTGTTTGAATTATCAGAAATCACAACTTCATAGTCTTTAAATGTTTGGATATGAATTCTATCAAAACTTTCTTTCAAAAAAGAAAGTTCTTTTTGATTGTTGATATAAGTTGGAATTGCAATCGAAATTTTAGGCATCAAATTCTTGTCCATCTTTCAGGAATCAGGTCACTATCATCCACAGTTGCTTGTATCCCATACCAGTTCTTTGGTGCAACAATCTTATCAGAATTTGATAACCAGGCACCCCACCAAGAGAATGAAGAATTCGCCATGATTCCACCAGAACACAGAGACATTAGACAAAGATCTGTGTATGGGATAAGAGAATGGCGTACTTGCCCGTCAGCATCTACATGAACATGGGAATACCTTTCATTGTTTTCTGAGAACAAGAACCTATCAGAATCAAAGAACCTTTGCTCAGCACACCATTCAATATCATCAGAAAAAACAAGAACGGGAGTATCCTTATCAAAATACTCTAGTGCTTTTTCATAATAATCAAATCCACAAAGTGGATGATAATATTGAAGATTAACATAATCGCCTCTACGAATATGAAGGAAAATCGCATCGCCAACTAAATTCATAAACTCAGTTGATGGTTCCAAATATTCAGACTTAAATTTAAAATCTTTACGAATTACATCTTCAATATTACTGAAATACTTTTCTGTTTGAAAGTAATCTTCAATATTACAATTATCTGGACAATTGTTGAAAAATTCCTGATCGAAAGCACTGGTGCTTGCTTTAACTGTTGGAAAACTTGAGGGAACTGATCCCAGATTAGTTTCACCAACACTACTCATTTCAAAGCAATCAAACAATCCATAATTCGTTTGATGCGGTCCAATGGGTGATGGAATAACCCAATCATATCCGCGATGCGCTGCAATACCACGTAAAGCAGCATACTGGAACATCTGATTTCCAAGACGACCATTTGAACCTAATCTATTATAACCAATCATAATTTTATTCCTCTATAATAATTGTTGGGGGAAGGTTTGCATGAAATCCAAATGGAACTGTATCTTTGTTTTCAGGAACTGCAGTTTCATAAGAAAATCTAGCAGCAAGTTCCACTGGTGCGAATTTGCATCCTTGTTCTAAAAATAAATATCTATTATGAACACATATATTTCCATCTTCTGCAAAATTATTAGCGTTAAAGTGTTTATAAAAATTTCCAGTTGTGCAATCAAATGGAATCTTAACTTGGTTTGGAACTTCCAAAAGTTTTTTACTTCTCAATGAAAATCCACCATTTCCGACTCTTATGTGTTCATCAAATGGTGTTACATAAGAATTTTCTTGATAAGGCCATGGAGCACCAATGTAGTCATAATCAAAAAATTCATTAGTCCATGCATCTGTATTAATAATAAATGCATGATCTTGAATCATCAAACAAAATTCAGTATTCACATGTCTGTATAATTCATATAAAACATACTTACTATACAAATTAATATCCGTAATTGGATAAACCATCTCTTCCATTATAATATCATCAGAAAATAATTCATTTTGATATTTTTGAATTAAATCTGATGATGTGATTAATTTAACTGCACCAAAATTTGCTTGTTCAATGCATGTGTAAATTGCTTTTATTGTTCTTTCTATTCTATTTGTATTATCAATCGCAATAAGTGTGACTTTACTCAAATCAAGCATAATTTTCTTCAATGAAAGAATCAATAACTTCTTCTATGTAGTCAATCATTTCATCCGTAATTACTGGTGAACAACCAACAAAAAATACATTATCAAGAACTTTACATGCATTCGGATAGTTTTTAGCATCTTCAAGATGTTTATATGCAGGATGCATTAAAACATTACCAGCAAAATAATTTCTTGTCTGAACTTTATGACTTTCAAGATACTTAACTAGTTTTGATTTGTTTTCTTCATAAACAATCGGAACACCAAACCAACTTGTTTCTGCTTCTGTCCTTTCACCAATCACTCTAAGCGTTGGGATCCTTTCAAAGATTGATTGAATACGTTTTTTATTCTCTCTACGAAGTCTATGAACTTCCTCATACTTTTCTAATTGAACAAGACCAATAGAACCTTGAAGATCTGCTGGTTTTAAATTATATCCAATTTGACCGAACACATATTTGTGATCTACAATCTTATCATACCCCTCCAACCATTTATCAAACCTCTTACCACAAACGCCACATTCAAGAAGGTTTTGAGTTCCTACACAATAGCAGTCACGACCCCACCAGGCAAAGCTGCGAGCAATATCTACAATTTCCTTAATATTGGATGAAACCATACCACCTTCAATTGTGGCAATATGATGTGCTGGATAGAAAGAACAGGATGCCGCAACAGCATGTTCTGTTAAGTATTCTCCTTTCCATTTAGATCCAAGACTGTCACAATTATCAGCAATTAGTTTGATATTGTAGCGATTACAAATATCAAGGATAGCATCGTAATCATAAGGATTGCCAAGAACTGGTGAAGAAAATATACCACGGGTTTTGGAGGTGATTTTTTCTTCAATCTGATCTAAGTTCCAATTTAAGTCACTATAGTCAATATCAACAAATACTGGTTTCAGATTGTTTTGAATAATAGGATTAATGGTAGTGGGAAATCCACAGACACATACAATAATTTCATCTCCATCTTCCCAACCAAAATACTGTTTAAGAGCAGCAATCATTACAAGATTGGCAGAACTACCAGAGTTCACCATTACAGAATATTCAAATCCAAACTTTTTTGAAAATGACTTCTCAAACTTATTAACTTCTCCACCGGAAGGCAACCACTTTCCAGTTAGCAAAGTGGTAATAGCAGCGGTGACTTCTTTCTCGTCCCAATAGGGTCCAGAATAATAGATATTACTTTTCCCCTTCACATAATTATTGTTGTGAATATAAGGAAAAAGTTTTTCCCCTTTATCCTGAAGTTGAGAAATAAATGATGAAACTTCCTGTTCTACTGACATAATTCCCGAATAATTTGTTCATTATCAATTTCCTGAGTAAATCCAAGTCGTTTCAACTTAGAAGTGTCCATCCAAAAGTCTTTGGTTTGAACAAGTTTATGAAACTCAGGAGATTCTTTGCTTTTAATACTTGAGCTGGATCCCAAACATTTTTTTGCTGTCTCTATTATAGCAGAGATATGTGTGGGTTGTCCACTTCCAATATTATATATTTCATTAAGATCACCCTCTCTACAAACCAACTCAATCGCACGACAGACATCATTTACGTGCATAATATCACGAATTGGAGTTCCACCATCATACAAATAAACATCCTCATTCTTTTTGAGAAGGTTGATCATATAACTTAGCGCATTCTTCTTGGCACTTACTTTGCCATCTCCCTGACCCATTACATTACAAAGTCGCAGAATACGATAATTCATTCCATAAGTCTTACAGAAAGAGATTAATAGGTCTTCTGCCGCTTTTTTAGTGATGGAATAAAATCCTGTTGGCATACAGTAGTATTCTTCTTTGGATGGTAGTTCAGTTTCCCCGTAAACAAACCAAGAACTAATAAAATTAAAAGTAATGCCTTCTTCTCTGCAATAATTTAAAACTTCACAAAGAACTTTTAAATTTGTTTCAACATCCAAAGTTATATTTGTGTGGATATTATAATTATCTACCGTAGAAATAAGATATAAAATTTCTTTTGTTCTTGGTTTTCTTTCTTCTCTATTTTGTTTAACAATAAAATTAGGATAAAGGTTGCAAAATCTACTCCCTACAAATCCCGATGCACCATATACACTAATCATAAAATTATTTTTTAGAGTGAAATTTATTCAAAAGATTTCTCAATGCTTGAGTTTTAATTTGATTATATTCAACTCCACTATCGCCTTTCATCCAAGGAAGAGTATTGCTTGCATTTTTATAATGGAAAATGAAAGCATCTTGGAGGAGATTATCATCAGTTTCAAACTTCAGCATATCAACAAAGGTTGGTTTAGGAAAATTATTTTCCCTTGCAACTTTCATAATTGAGTTAAAGTTGTTGTAAGCATATTCCCAATAGTTCTCTCTTTCAGTTTGATGTGGGAAAGTACGAAGGTTTGATTCCTGATAATCACGGATTTCTACCTCCCCACTTTCAAAGTCAGCAAACATCTGACCACACCCACTATAGTTCACTTCATATGGAGGTTGAATATCAACAAGAACTCCCCATTGGTCAATATAACGTTCTTTGATTTCATTTTTGTATTTTTCAAGATAGAAACGAACCTCTCCACCAACATCAGTTGCAATACCGTCTATATAACCACATCCCCAACTAATCTCTTCTGGATTAGGAAGTTCATATGGTTTGGCAAAAATAATGCCATTCCAAGTATACTTGAAAGCAATTCTGCCTGGATTTTCTGGACTCTTATATTGCTCATGATAACGGTAAGAAGGAACAAAGGCAAAGTTGTGGTCTTTCATTTCATCGTTCAAATTAATATCTTTTATAAAGAACATATCAGAATCAAGTATCATAGAAAGACAATCATTCTTTGAAATGTGATTTTTCCATCCCCAAGTGAAAGAATATGCACACGCATTATTACCATTCAGGTAACTATCGCCTTCAAACATCTTAACACCATTTAGGTATTGTAGTTCTGGATCAAGTTCCACACGAATGCACTTCACACCAATATCTTCACAGATTTTATCAATTTCCCCAATCTTTGATGCATCAAATCCACCATCACCACCAGGACGTTCGTTATTGAACACAATAAACTCATAGTCATCTTTAACGTGACATTTAATTGCCTCATACTGGAGTTGAATAAAATCAGGACGATTATGAGAATAGGTATAAATTTTTACTTTTGTCATTTTTTTAAATTAATTGCGATTATAAGATTTTTTTTCAAACAATATATTATTATTTGATGGTCCATAGTTTTCATCTATGTAATATTGACCAGCACAATATCCTTCTTGTTCAAAGATCATTCCAAATATTCTTTCCCATGCATTATCTTGTGTTTTATGCTCAACTTTAACATTGTGTAATAATTTACTATCAATTAAAGATTTTGCCAGATCATTTTTAATAACAAAGTGATGATACGGAACAGCACTACCCATTCTCATTGGAACGTATTTTGTATCTTTAAACATTTCATTTGCATAAGAGATGACATCATAGTTATCAATACCAATAGAACTGGTTCCATAAATTGTTGAAATATCGTTGTTTATTCCACCATTAAAAAATGAATAAAACTGATGTTTATTATCAATAAAATTTGCCAAATCAGATTTAAGTAATGTATTATCATGAATTAGACAATAAAATTTTTCATCTGGATTTTTCAATAATACTTTGGCAAAGGCACCAGGAGGATAATCTTTATTTTTTTCATCAAAAATAAAAACGTTTGGTTTTTTTTCAATTTCTAAAAGATAAGAATCATTACTTGAGAAAGAATCGACAATAACAATTTTATCATTTGTCCGATATTTGTATATTGCTTCCAATGTTTCCTCCAGAATTGGAAACATTTTGTCATTAAATTTGGATGGTATTATAAACATTTAAATGCTTTCCAGTAAAAGTTCTATCATAGTGTTAAGTCCAGTTTCTCTTTCTTTACTTGTCATTTCTGGTCCACCTAAAAGATGATCGGATACTGTATTTACAGAAAGTGATTTTTTATTGTACTTCATAGATAAAGTATAAAGTAAATGTGTTTCCATGTCAACTGCAAGAATACCTAAATCTATGAATGGTTTAAACCATTCCGAATTGGGTTGATAAAAATAATCATTTGATACCATTGCTCCAATCTTAGCACGAGGACACACATCTGTAAATTTTTTCAGTAGCGAATAATCACATACTGGAGATAATTTAAATCCCGGAATAAGATTTTCTGTCATACAACTATCAGTAGAAGAAGTTAAGGCAACAACAATATCTCCTATTTTTAATTTTGGTGATATTCCTCCACAACTACCAACTCTAATAATACTTTCCACATCATAAAAATTATAAAGTTCATGGACATATATTCCAAGACTAGGTTGACCCATTCCACTAGCTTGGACTGATACCTCTTTACCTTTATATTTTCCACTGTATCCAAAACAATTTCTAACAGTATTAACACATTCAACATTTGTTAGAAAATTTTCTGCAATATGCTTTGATCTTAAAGGATCACCAGGCATCAAAACTGTGGAGTGATAATCTCCTTTTTTTGCTTCAATATGGGGAGTCATTTGATGTTAGTAAATAGATTTCTTTCCAATTTTTAACGCGAGGACCTTTCCACTCTTTATTGTAATCATGATTCATTATTACACTGCTTAAACCAGCTTTCAATCCAGACTCTGCGTTTTTAACAGAATCTTCTATCCAGTAATATCCCTTTCCACTATACCTTTCAATAAGATATGCCTCTTTACCCACAGTATAATCTAAACCACAATCAATAAAATCAAAAACATTTCCAAAAAGATGAAGTAAATTTTTTTCTCTTAATTTCTGAGCATATTTGTCTTTATCCAAAGAACTGACAACTTCAAATCTCCATCCAATATTATAGAGTTTAGTTACATATTCGACAGAATCTTTGTATGCTGGAATAAATCCAACACAACCAGATTCATTAAATTTTTTAATTTGCCTATATGCAATATCTTCAGTTATACCATATCTCAATGATTGTCCATAATGATGATTTGTGTTTGGTATTCTTTGATGCCCATGTTCACCCATCCAAACATCAAATGCATACGCCCAATCTAAAAGAACGCCGTCACAATCAACAATTATTTTTTTATCCATTTGTTGAGATAAATTCATAGATTTGTTCCCATGTTCCAAGATCAATATACTTATCAACTTCAATGGCTTTTGAATTATATATTGGCGTATTTTTAATCCCATCAACTAATAATTTATGATTAAGAGTTGATTTTTCCATAAACTCTATACAAGAATCAAATACTCTTTTTCTAAAAGAAAAAGCACACCAAAAAGCATTAAATCTATCTAAATTTTCCTGAGGTTTATCTTCATAATCTAAAACTTGATTATCATCAGAAATAACTAATGCTCCTTTTGTTTTTAACATATCTGGAGAATTTTCTCTTTTATAGAAAAAAGTAAACCCAGTTTCATTCAAACTATTATTTACCATTTCAACAATATCTTCAGATGTTTTCATTTTAACAAAAGTATCTGGAAGGAGAACAATATTTTTTTCCCCAAAAAGATGCTTAGCACTCTTAATGGATCCAGTATATTCAGTTTCAATTGGATTAAAATAAGTAAAAGAAATATTAAATCTATCTTTGTATCGACTTAAATATTTTACAATTTCAGTTTTATTTTCGTTTAAAGTAATAACAAATTGAACATCTCTACGACCATAGTTTGAAAATAAATCAAATGTATAATCAATAAGACATTTATTTTTTTGAATGGAATAAATTTCTTTTGGATATGGAAGAGATAGTCTGGATCCTTCCCCAGCACAGGGAAGTATGACAGTAAGATTTGACATCAGAGTTTTGCTTCCTTATACATTTCGTATTCTTTTTTGCATTCAATCCCGGTCATTAAATCTCCTTTGCAATCCAACCAATACCAATCATCAACAATAGACTCATGAGGTCTCCACCAACCATTAGAAGTTTTCCAATCAAACCAATACTTTGGAGCAATCACATCACAATTTTTATTTGTCCAAACTGGCCAAAATGCAAAAGTAGATGAGGAAATAATTGCATTCTTGGCAGTATTGAGAATTGAATAATCAACCCCAACAGGACCACCTGGATATACATACCAACCAATACTACCTTGATACGGATCTTTTTCTTCCATTACGGCAGAACCAACAACTTTAGCAAATGGAATGAATTGTCTTGCATGTTCTGGGTCATCAGTCACACACACAAATTTCATATTAGGGTTCTTTTCCAACATATGATTTGCTGCATTTTGATAATATTCTGGAGGAACCCAAGAAGCACCAGTCAAATAGTCACCACCACGAAATTGGATTACACAAATATCATCCGACGAATAATCAGTAATTTTGTTATCATACTCCAACCACTCAATGATATCATCTCTGCGATCATTGATATAAGACATATTCTGAAAATATCCTTCCACCTTTGTATTGTCCTGAAGTTCATTCCAAAGGTGTTCGTCAAATATATTCATTTCCTCTCCTCCCATATGAAGAGGATATTTTTGCCTACGCTCCAAATAATAGTGATCAATTCCTTCAGGTAACTCAACAGGAGGCCCACCTTCTGGACCGAGACCACCTATAACAGGTTTACCCATATCAAAGTTGGTCATAAATGCACATGCTTTAAATGGAGTGGTAGGTTTCTTCTGAATACCCCAATCATATCCCATTCTTTCCGCAATGATTCTTGGTACGATAATATGCCAAAGTTGGTTACCAATACCAGAACCATCATAAATTTCAGAAACAATCATTTGATTAAATTTGCAAACTTCTTTTTATTATCAAGGATGTATTGAGGATAAGAATCATCTAAGGGAACAGTTTGATACACCGCATAATCCCTTCCTAATGGATCTTTGTTGTCTTTAACTCTGGCAACGTTTTGTTTAATTTGATCAGTATTTAATTCAGAATGAGCAGCGCACTCAATTTTCTTCAATACTCTTTCTTCAACAGAAAGTCCTTCACTTCCAACATAACTCCAGTGCCACCCACCAGGAAAAATTCTATAATTTTTTTCACTCTCCTGCTTACTACGAAGTTCAGATAGTGTATATTTTTCTAAAATAGACTTTCCAAGTATTTTAGTACCCAACCATCTTGGTCTATCTTCATAGTCCCAATCAGAAGTCATAGCACGAATTATACCACCAACTTCAACAAGATTCAAGTACCCCATACAATTTTCTTGGGCACAATGAAAAATAACATTTTGCTCAAAATAAGAATTCAAATCTTGAATTGCTTCTGGATTTGGAACTTCATCAACATCACTCCAGATAATTATATCTTCTTCAGAAACATTTTCCAAAATAATTTTTTTAATATTATTTTTTTGAAATACATCTCTTTGATAAGGATGAAGTTCTGGGGAAGTTGTATCTTCAACAATATTATGAATAATTTTATGATTAAATTTTTCAAACCTTTCTTTATTTTCTTGATAGTAAAGTGGTTTATCTAATCCAGAAAAAGTTTTAGTTGCTTCACTTAAAATAAAGTAGTCAACATATGGATTAAGAATGTTTAATCTAATATCAAGAATATCCAGTTCATTAAAAAAAGGAAATATATCAAATACCTTCATAATCTTTTCTCATCGATTCAAAAATTTTACTAATACCACTTTCAATTGTCGTTTTCGGTATCCACCATTTCATGATAAAAGTATCTGCTTGATTTCTCTTATCAAGTTGAACTGAATCTTTTTCAGTAGAAGGTTGTACCTTAATATTATGATTTCCAATCAAATTAAATTGTCCGGAAATAATATTAGCAATATCTTTAATTTTTGTATATCTGAAACTTGTAATATGAAGATTATCTTCTGAAGTAAATTCAGTGTAATGTTCCATTACAGTTTCAAGTGCTTCACAACAGTCCTCAGCATAAAGAAAATCTCTTTCCTCTTCTCCATCAGTCATCATATCAATTACACCAGTTTCAAATCCTTTACGAATAAAGTCTGTAATAACGTGTGCTTTCTCATGATCTTTCTCAATACCATAAACATTCCAGAACTTAACAATAAGCCCCTTAAGTGATTTGGCATAAAGTTCACCTACATTTTTCAAAACACCATAAGGGGAATAACTCATATTGCTCATTTGTGATGAAGCAAATATAAATTGTTTATTATACTTTTGAATGATAGTAAATGCATTTGCCATCAAACGGCAATTATTATTGATGAATTGAAATGTGTGCTGATACTTTTTAAGATAACGTGATCCACCAACATCAAAAGCAAGAAAGAAGATAAAATCAGAATCTGCAATTCTTTCTTCAAGAAGTGGATTTGGAATAATAGTCATATCTTCTTCAGGATTATTTACAAGATCAATCTCATAGACATAATGACCTTTTTCACGCAAATATTCAGTTAGGTAGGCACCAATTTGCCCACTAGATCCGAGTACAGTAATTTTCATGTCAAACGGGATGATAAAAAGGTGCTTTTGCGATTTGAGTGTCAATCCACCTATAGGTTCTTGAAATTCCTTCTTCAAGTGTCATTGAATAATCCCACTGTAGTTTTTCACGAATCAAATCGTTGTTTGAATTACGACCACGAACACCAAGAGGACCATCAATGTGCTTTTTATTAATTTTTTTACCAGCAACTTTAGCAGCAAGATCAGCAAGATGATTGATTGTTACCATTTCTTCAGATCCAATATTTACTGGACCCATAAAATTAGACTGAACAAGGCGATAAGTTGCTTCAATGCACTCATCAATGTGAAGGAATGAACGTGTTTGTTCACCATCACCCCAAATTTCAATTTCACCACCTTCAGAAGGAAGTTCTGCTACTTTACGACAAATTGCTGCTGGAGACTTTTCCTTTCCACCTTTCCAAGTCCCTTCAGGTCCAAAAATATTATGGTAGCGAGCAACACGAACCGGAATATCATAATTACGATTATAAGCAAAATACAAACGTTCGCTGAAAAGTTTTTCCCATCCGTATTCACTATCAGGTCCAGCAGGATATGCATCTTCTTCTTTTAACCCTGGATTTTCAGGATCCATTTGAATGTGCTCAGGATATGCACAAGCAGATGAAGAAAAGAACACAATTGTTTTATTAGTTCCAATTCTGTCATTCAGATCTTTAATCGAACGAAGAACATTTAAGTTAATTGATGCTGAATTATTCATTACATCAGCATCATGATCCCCAGTAAAAATATATCCAGCACCACCCATATCAGCAGCAAACTGATAAACTTCATCAAAAGATTGAATATATTTTGATGGAATAAATTTATAAAAATTACTTCCATATCCTTTAAATTGAACTACCTTTTCAACAAAAAGTTGATCGGTTAAATCGCCCTTAATAAATTCGTCTGCTTCAGTTTTAGAATGGTCTGGATTTTTAAGATCTACACCACGAACCCAGTATCCTTCATTTTTTAATCTTTTAACCATGTGACTTCCAATGAAACCACCAGCACCTAGTACAAGTGCTTTTTTTACATATTGTGTCATAAATGAATCAATGATCTCCTAGTATATATTATACATCATCAAGCAACATTTTGCTTGTACCACTCGTAAGTTTTTCGAATTCCGCCACAAAGATTGATCTTTGGTTCCCAACCAAGTGACTTGATTTTATCAATATTTAAAACTTTACGAAGTGTTCCGTTTGGTTTTGTAGTATCCCATTTTATATCACGATCATATCCAACAATATCGGCAATCATTTCAGCAAGTTGCTTAATTGTTATGTCACTTCCAGATCCAACATTAATGTGCTCCGAGTCATCATAATTTTGCATACAAACATAACATGCTTCTGCTAGATCATCTGCGTGTAAAAATTCACGCATTGCAGACCCATCACCCCAAAGTTTGACTTCCCAATACTTACTATGATCAAGAGCAGCATGAAACTTTGCAATCATTGCAGGAAGAACATGAGAAGTTTCTAAATCAAAATTATCATAAGGTCCATAAAGATTGCACGGCATCAGACTAATTGCGTTGAATCCATATTGTTCCCTATAAGATTGACACATTTTAATACCTGCAATCTTTGCAATTGCATAAGTATCATTTGTTGGTTCAAGATGACCAGAAAGAAGGGAAGATTCAACGATAGGAACTTCACAGAACTTTGGATAAATGCAAGAAGATCCAAGAAATAAGAGTTTTTTAATACCAAATTGATATGAAGCATCTATGATGTTTGATTGGATCATTAAATTATCATAGACCATTTCTGCTTTATGATTTTTATTTCCTAGTATTCCACCAACTTTTGCAGCAGCAAGAAAAACATATTCTGGTTCTAAAGAAGAAAAGTATCTTTGAACTTCATCTTGATTTGTAAAATCTACATCTTGACGAGTTCCTTTAATAATATTTGTATAACCTTTACTTTCAAGGTTTCTTACGATTGCGGAACCAACCATCCCGTTGGCACCAGCAACTAAAATTTTAGATTCTTTGTTCATTTTTATATCACTCAATATTTTTTATAGTCATGAACAATCATTCCTCAGTGAATATTTTTCCAAAAGTTCTGGCGAATACTGTTGAATGTCTTTAATATCTTTTTCTTCTCTTTTTGCCTTTTCAAGTTCATAAACTCTATTTCTAAGTTCTGTAGTAGAATATTGATGTCTTCTTTTGTGATAATGAATTTTTATACCATTATCAATGCAATATTGTTTTCCAGTAACTTCAACATCTCTATATTCTTCGCTTAAAAATCGAATATGAAACGTTTGCGTTTTTATTAAATTCAAAAGATCTGCTTCTGTATCATAAAGAAGAATTTCATCAACATATTTACATCCCTGAACCTGCACATATCTTTCATAAATGGATTGGACCGGTTTATTTTTTAAACCTGGCCTATCAACTGTTGGATCAATTTGAAGTGCCACTTTTAAATAATTACACATTTCTTTTTCCATTTTAAGCATGGTTACATGCCCAGCGTGAAAAAGATCAAAACAACTACAATTAAAACCTATTTCCATAAAAAAATTCTTTATATTATTATATTAAAAAGAGAGCAATAAATCCTCTCGTTATATTTAGTAATAGTCGCCCAGGGTAACGATCCCTGCCAAAGGCCCTAATCTGGGGCAAAGAGTTTATAAGACTCCTCTGAACACCTGTTCTGACGACCAGAAAGAATCAACAACCGTCGTCGTGATCACATAAACATTTTACAAATTCATTCACTTCTTTATATTCGGCATATGGAATAAGAACAGCATTTCCATATTCACTAGTAATTACAAAAGATTCACCAGTCTCAACTCTTCCTAAAAGATTATCAAAATCTTCTTGAAATTCTTCAATTGTAAAAGTTTCCATAATCATATTTAAGTTGTGTGAATTAATCATACCAAAAATCTGTTGATCTGTCAAGAGATTTTATATACTTTCTTTGATTAACCAAATTGCGTGAATAATTCCAAATACAAATAAAGATCCCAAAATTCCACTAATGGCACCAATTCTAAATTCATGCTGTTGAATTTTTTCATCAATCAAATTTTCAATTTCATCACGATTCATTTTTCATCACCAAGATATTTTGCTAATGGGTCTTTTTTGGATTTCATAATTTCACAAGCACGTCTATAAAACATATTATTGGTATTGCCGGATTTTTCAAAAGTTTCTTTGATCTTAATCCAATTATCATAGGTGTGTTGATCCATTTATTTTGTATTAATAAGATACTAATAGTTATAAGTTTTAGGAATTATAACTATGCTGAAATCAAAACTTATTTAAATGATCTTCTAATCTATGAAGAAATTTTTCAACTTCTCCTGTATCAGCACCATAAGCACTATGTTTGGCATAAAAAATATAATCATCAAGAGTGACTGTAAGCAGTTCAATATCTCTCTTTGAAAGTTTTGGGGATTCCCAACTCATCTAATTTCAAACTCCATTTTTCTAATTTTACGATTTCGTCTTGCTTCATGATAAGCAATATCTTCTTGTGTAAGAAGTGTTGTTGGATTAGATTCACCACGAAGATTGGAAATTAATTCTATTCGTGTTAAATCTAATCCAGAGATATTCTCTCCTCTTAAAGTTGTGAAATTATCACAACCACAACATCTTGTCTGTGTTGAATGGGATTCCAACACAGCATTACAATTTTTGCATCTAACCTTTAACATCTTACCATACCTATTCAAAAAATTCAAGTCTTTATTCTAAAAAAGATCTCAACATCCAATGGAATTTGCCGTGCGTTTCCATTATAGTTTGAACTAAATTTGAAGTTGCATACTGTTTTTGTTTATCTGCTTCTTCTGAAATTTCTGTAAATATTTCTACAATCTTTTTATTATCATCTCTCAACTGCCTAACCATTTCCATAGCACCAATATCTTGGGCACTATTTGATGCTTGTTCAATTTGAGTTACTTCAGTAATTCTTGTGAGAGTGCTGACTGGTTTCATTCCCAAATATCTCATATGTTCGGTGAGAGTATCAATCTCTTCAAACATTTCATTATATTGTTCACCAAAGACGGTGTGTAATTGATGAAAGTCTGGTCCAACAACATCCCAGTGGTAGATCCACGTCTTTTGAAATAAAACAAAAAGTGATGCTTGAGCATCACTCAAAGATTTAAATAAAGTTTCCATTATAGACTTTTTTTATTATTTATCAATTTTTTGGTTCTTTTAGTCCCTTTGGTCCTTTTTCGTAATACTTATCTCTGCTTTCGTCATTCTTTGCTCCATACTTTCCTTTACGAAACATATCATCATATGTATCAGCTTTTGAAAAATTTCTAGGCATTCTCATCATTCCATTCTCATTACCACGAATATTTTCACTTGGTTTTCTAAGATCAGGAGTCATTACAACATTTCTTCTACCAAGAGAATAATCCTCTCGATTTTTGTGCCTTTGGTCTTTACTTATCTTTACATTCTTCTGGTCATCGTGGGCATTTTTCAATTTCCCGTATCGTTCCAATTGTTTATCTGACGGGGAATACTCTGGATTTTCCACATTAGTAGAAATTCTCTTTGCTCTATTTTTTTCCCTTGGGGTCCATCCACTTCTTAAAGGTCTATTCTTATCGTCCCAAGGAATTTTACCCTCAACTAACTCACATTCAGTAATAAAATCTCTAAAAGTTTTCATTTGTATTGATACTTTTTAGGTATTTATAAAAAAAAGACTACCCCATAAAGAGGTAGTCCAACTCATCTTATGAGTAGTCTATTAGAACCTTTGCCTTATATCCTTTATGATGTTTTATGTTTCCTTTAATGACTGAACAAATTTTTGATTTTGATAAATTATATTTTTTACACGCATCAATAGAAGAATTAAATTTTTCTTCTTCTCCATTAGGATGTATCAAAATAATTGGAATCGATCTTCTTGATGGGTTATTATTTAATCTACTTTTTCTAATTTTTTCAATACTTTCATCAGAATGACTTTTGCCATACATTCCATTTTTTTCTCCAGATAACAATCCTTTGTATTTTCTCATTGGATTATTATCACCACATAATGAAGGTTTTTTTATTCCCTTGGAAGGAATAAATTTTGAAGATGTCTGTTTTGCCCTATTTGCAAAATGTGGATTTTTATGAACTTCGTAAAAATTATGAAGTTTTATTTCTGCATCAATACATTCTTTTGAAGTTGAATATATTCCAAGTATTATTTTTTGAGTAGGTTTAAAAGTTTTATCATAAAAAGAACCCATATAAGGATCTTTTTCTGGACAACCATTCCACCCAGATGGTTTTGCTCCAATATATCCCCTCCCAAATTCCTCATAGGAGTAATAAGTATAATAAACTTTAGTTCCCATATTCGGACCTAAACTGGTAGCAATAGTATTTATATCTAAAAAGGAGACCCAATAGGATCTCCTTCCTGAAATGTGCTACCAGTTCAGGTACTTTTATTTAGTTCAATTAAATTTGATACCCAGACCAGTTGTGAACACTGGACTATAAGAACCTCCAGTAATTCCATAACTATTTGCAGCATTTGTGGTTGGTAGTTTTACATCAACAAAACCAACCAAAGAATTGGTAATACGACCTTCAACACCAAGAGCAAGAACAACTTGACCTCGTGAACCAACAGCAGACTGGTAGTTTGAAGTAGTGTTATTTACGAAAGGAACTTGATAACCAACACCACCATAAACATTTGCCCGACTTACTTTAGTTCCATCAGCAAGAGTCTTACGTGAAATGGAATAATCATAGGTAGCAAGGGCACCACCAGCAGCACCAATCTGACCAGAAGGACTGCCAACAAAGTTAGCATAAGGACGAACAGAAACTTCATTTCCCCAAACAGTAGCAACAGGGAAACGTGCCTGGACAGTAGCACCAGAAACAGTGCGATTCGCACCATACCCATTGCCTGCAACACCTTGCTGATCTAGAAGAACACCAACACCAACATACTGACCAACACCTTGTGCCTTACGAGCAGAAGCAACTTCCAGAGTCGTTACACGAGCATTAGTGGCAGCAAGTTCCTTGGAGAATTCAGCACGAAGAGCAGCAGCAGTGCGAGCATCTTCGGCACTGGAGAACTCAGAAATGCGATCCAGGCAAGCATTAGTCAAAGCAGCCAATTCAGCACGAGTAGCAGCCTGAGCAGGCTTCATAGTACCATTAGGATATCCAGAAAGGCAACCATAATGAGCATTCAAGTTGGTAATTGCCTGATATGCCCAATTAGTAGGAGACACATCAGAGAACTGCCTGTTTGGAGTCGCAAGAGCAGGTGCAACCACAGAAGAAGCAGCAATGGCACCGGCAACAATAGATTTGATTTTCATAAATTTGTTAAGTTTTATAACTACGAAGTTTATTTATATCTCAGAATTTTCTGAGAAAGCGGATGATCGGATTTGAACCGACGACAATCTACTTGGCAAGCAGGAACTCTACCGCTGAGTTACATCCGCATTTATTTGATCTACTAATGGACAATCGTCTTTCCAAGGAGCACACAATCTCATTTCACCACCCAAAACTGATTGGGCATAAGACCCGTCTGGTGGTTTCTCTGAATATCGTGGTTTAGGCATTCTAACTTTTCCATCATCACCTGTCAACCTTTCATAATCAGCAATTGCCCGATCCACATCTCTCTTCACCCTACGATCCAATTTTTCAGGATCTTTGATGATGAAATCATTCAGAATCGTTTGAGGAAAAAACTTACGTTGTACTTCATCAAATACATCCCATAAAGATGTTTCTTGAATTCCAGTGCATTGTGAAAGTGATGCAATTATAGAAGTTAAGATAATTCCTACAATTGCATATTTTTTGATGTCTGGTTTTTTATTT